GAGTACACCGGTCCTGCCGACACCCGCGATGCAACTCAGCCTTCAACATTTAAGGTTGCTCGCGAAACTCTTATTACTGCGCAGCGTCTGCTGCTGGACACCGGAAACCTGAATGTGTTCCACCAGTCCATCGGTTCACTGACCCTGCTTGATGACTATCGCCGTTGGCGTGATCGCGTCTTCGCTAACGAACTTCTGAAAGCAGAAGCTAGCGGAGCGGCTGGTGACGACCGTGGTGGCTACTACCTGCCCGGTGGCAAAGAGAAGGGCGGTTCAGGCGGCACCCTGGGCGTTACATACGCAAGTGGTGAGTCTGGCAAGTTCGATGTGACATCTGACCTGCTGACAGTGGTTAAGGACATGCGTAAGCGCAACGTCCCGACATTCGCTGATGGCTACTACCGTTGCCTGGTGGATCCCACCGCAATGATGCACCTTCGTCAGAACTCTGACTTCCGTGAAGTTGCACGTTACCCCGGCACAGGTGTTGTTAACCCAATGCAGCCGCATCTGGCTCCTAACGCATCAAACTTCCTGGGCATGGGTCCTGCATACGGTCAAGCCGGCTTCGTTGCTGGTCAGCCCGTGATGCCTCAGGGCTTCCTGTTCGAAGGCGTTCGCTTCTTCGAGTCCACCAACCTTCCGGAGACATCTTACAACCTGGTAATTAGTGACGCTGCTGGTAGCGCTGCTGATTACAACGCTGCTCAGATGATCTTCTTCGGACCTCAAGCCATCGGTGTTGGCATTGGTGGTAACAACGCTCAGATCCTGCTGAATAACAACGACGACTTCAGCCGTTTCATCATCATGATCTGGTCCTTGTTTGCCGGTTTTGAAGTTCTTAATAAGGATTTCATCACCGTTGGTTACTCTTTCGCATATTGATAGGAGGTAACTAACAATGGCTTTTTATAACGATTCGACACGTCGCCCCTGGAATAACGTAATTTTCCCTGGCAACCAAGTGTGTCATCTGAACGCATACCGCAACCAAGGCGTTCAGGCTATCCCCGGAGTTAACTTCTTCCGGATCGTGGGTGCTGCTCTGCTCGAATCCGATGCAGCTGCTACAGCAACCCCTTATGAGCTGAAGATCCTGTCTCCCGACCTGCGTCAGGACGACAAGCCTCGGCTTGACCGTGCGTTCATCCTGCCTGCTGGTGCTGTTGTGTACCGCACAGCTGTGAACGTCGAGAACCTGAGTTCCGGTGCTGCCGAGACCATTCAGGTGTCAGGTGGCGTGAGCCCCGCTGCAACGCTGACTGCTGATGGAGCAGGTGCGTTTAGCGACGGTGGTGCATTCACCAACTTCGACCTGAGTGATGCGCTGACAGCACTTGTCAGTGACACGACTGTGACTGCTACCGCAAGCGGTGATCTGACAGTGGTTGATAAGGGTTCCTGCTCTGCAATCATCGTTGAGGTGTGCTTCTACATGGATGCACCCGCACCTGATTCTGCAGACCTGCATCTGCCCTACAAAACAGAAACTGGTCAAAGTTCATATTGATCAATACGTACAATCAAGGCGTTCCCAGTGGGCGCCTTTTTTAGTGCCTATAATTATGGAGAGGACAGTTATAACCAATGTCGAATCTATTTCAAGACATCAAGACCGGCAAGCTGGTCGAATTCATCACAAAGCACGACAAAGAGTTTGCCATGGTGAGGGGTGCAAATGGCGCCGTCTCCTATGTCACGTTAGATCAGTTGGTGCCCTATGACGCTAAGAAGGGTCGGCTCGAGAAAGTCGTAGCACCACAAATTGAAAAGCCTAAGGAAGAGAAAATTCCTGAGCGCGTCGTACCTCTTGAGGACACCCGTCTCAACCTCAATATGGCTGAAGCTGAGCAGATCGCTAAGCGTCTGCCAGGAGTGGGCTACTCCACCGCCAAGCGTATTGTTGAGCTGCGTATGTCATTGTCAGGTGAGCGGTTTAGCAACCTGAAGCAACTCGAGAACATTCCGCGTGTTAATTGGGAACAACTGATTGCAGATGACCTGATCTTTATTAGTTAAACTAGGAATAGTATTGGGGATGAAGTAAGTGACGGATATCGAGCAGCTGCTATTGGCGAAAGCGCTAGAGGACGCAAACTCCGGACCATCCATGGTTCAGATGGCTGGCGGCGGCGCACTAGCAGGGACGACATTAGGGGTCCTGCAAGGTGCAAATCTGCCATTTCGTGAAACAGATGCACCAAGCACTGAAACGGCAGTAGAGAGGGATGCAAGACGCGGTCGTAATTTTAAAAAACGAGGAAGCAGGATGGCCGTTGGGTCAATAATCGGAGCCGTGATGGGTGGTGGACTGGGCGCAGGTACCAAGGAAATGTTCCTGAGCGGTATGCCAAATCAAGCCGCCGATATGCTGTCAAAAATGCAAACCTCTCCAGAGGGGTTGAGTGAGGCTGACCGGTTACAGCTACGAGCAATTCTGCGTCAAATTTATTCTGGGCAGTGATGGAACTAGATAGCAATCTAAAGTCCAAAGTAAGGTGGCATCTAGGTTTTAATGCTGGTGCGCAGATTCCAGCTGGAGACCGTGCGCGGCTCGAGGAGGCCATGGCAATGGTCCCTGACGAGTATTGGTACAACCAGATCGTGTATCACATTGCACGGTGTGACAGGGCATGGACCAACAGTGAGTACTTCCCTGATTCAGCAGATGGATCACCGAACTACAGCCGGTTGGAGCAAATTGGGGGTGACGTGCAGCGTACGATTGCGACATCCGATCCGCTCAAGGGTGATGAGTATTTCCGAGAGATTTATCTGCGTGAAGTAGATCGCTTGGCGGAGTCTCTTTATGTGCCTAATTACCGTCGCCCCGAAGTACGTCGGTATGCATTTGAAAGATCTGGGTCAGAGTTTATTATGGCAATACCTGGTCCAGCAGATACAGCGGTGGGTTCACGCATTCATCTATCACAGAATTGGAGATGATTGTAGAATAGGGTCAGGTGTACAGAATTTAAGTTATGATCAGACATGATGGAAATATCACTTTCCGCAAGAAAGATGCATATGACCGTGAAGAGTATAACTCTGCCAAAGCGATCGTAGGTGCGGGAGAACGGGTTCGCCAGTCTCTCAGCCCCAAGTATGGCAACCCTAATCAAATGCCTGCTGATGTGCTTGACCCTCAGGCTCCGTTCAAGCCAGAAAATAATGCTGGCAATGTAGGCATTACAAACCCCGAGTACACCACAGGTAGTGTTGATCTTAAGACTTCTCAGTCAGTATCACCACAACAGGACCCTGACGACAACGCTCGACTGGCTGCATACCGAATGGCGCAGAAGGTGCGCGGCGAGAACACTAATTTGAACAACCTTGATCAAGTAAATAGGGCATAAAAATGGCTGCATCAGAAAACGATTCACGGACCAAACGGCGTAAAGCTGCGGGTGATGACCCGAACAAAATGAGCGTAAGTGCTCAGCCACTGCCGGGCGCACCCCAGAATCAGAAGGCTGGCAATGTTGCCAACTATCCGTTCAATGACGTCAACGGTCAAATGTCCCAATCCATGGGCACCGAGGGATATCGGTATCCCTACGGAGATGGTGGGCTGCCACTGAATGACGGACGCCGTGGTGCAGTCGGCTTCGTAGCCAACTCAGGTCAAGCACAGAATCTCGTACAAGGTAGAGGGCAAAACCTCACATACGGTCTGCCTCAACTCGGAGCTCCGGGAGAGCAAGATGCGGGTCAGATGGAAGTTGCCCATGCTGCGATCACAGCTCAACGTGACGCACAGCGTGTAGCACCTCAGAACCCCGAGCCCAGCTACATGGTGACGCCAATGGGGCCAGGCGGTCGGCCAACAACTCCTGGTGGCGTGAATCCCTCCATGACGTATCTAACACCAACAAACCTGGCACTCCAGGGCAACCCCGACGTTGAGTCACGCGGTATGAGTACCAAGCGTGGTGGCGGTCGGAACAAAAAAGCAGGGTAATAAACAATGGCATCAACATCTACTAACAAGCAACCTCTCCTGATCGACCGTGTATTCCACGAGGTCTACGAGATGTCGACGCAGACAATTCTCACCACCAAGGTGACAGGAACCAACTTCGCGCAGAAGATCCTTGATTGCACAACCAACGACGGTGCCATGATTGAGGATATCTATGTGATTTCTCAGGGAGCTGGTACTGAAAATGGGAATCCAGTTCCATATGCTATCAACTTGTATCTGACAACAGATTCCGACTTCCTACGGGATAGCGCACGGTTTGTCGGTCAAGTAGAAGCATCTACAACAGGCAACACGTGGACACATATGAGTGACATGCCATACGTGCTCGCACCAGTTGCGCAGGTCGGTTCTGAGCCACAACTGAAAGCGTTCTACGTTCCCAAAGGAAAGGCACTGTGGGCAGCTCGTCAGACGACCAACCTTACCGACAACATTTCAAACGCCCCACTACTTGGAGTCTCTGGCGGATTCTTCTGATGCCTAGGAAGCAGAACGGCTTCGGTAAGACTGGGTCGTTCGGGATGAAGGGTGTTAATAGCAAGGTTGACAAGGGTAAGCCAATCGGCGCTGCTGGTTCATATCCGAGTGATCGGCGCTATGGATCTACAGTGCATCGCACCGTGATCGAGAAGTACGACGTCGATAGTGACTGGACGCGGTGGCGGAAGGGGCTCGAGTACTTCTATAGGGGAGCGTTTCTGGACTTCGACGACATCGAGACGGTGTTGTACCAGGGATCTGTAGATGAAGTGCGTGTGCTATTCGATGGCTTTGAATTTGCAACACGTAATTCAGATAGCGCTAGTCACTTCACAGCAAAGCGCTCAATGCTGCAATCAAAAGACCTGGGCAATGTCGTCAACAGACTCGTCGATAAGGAGAAGTACGCCCTCAATTGGCTCCAACATGAGATTTGGGTAGAGGTTGAACAGGACGTACTGCAGACAAGCTCGAAGCTGCGGAGGCTGGTAGGTGAACGCATTACGGACGGTACGACCTCAGCGAATGTGGTCAACGTACTAGCGGCCGATCAGACGCCAGCGGTGTACTTCGGTAAGAACACGAAAGAAGAGCAGTGCACCGTGCGCGTGTCTGTACCGCTGGATGAGATTAGGGCTAGTCAGTATGTGCAAAACAAC